GCCGTCAACGAATCCTACTCGTACATCAACTCCTGGGCCAGTACCAACACCTTCTACATAGTATTCTAAGTTCTGAAATTGAGCAGGCTCAACAAATCCACGGAACTGCACTTTAAGTCCGTTGGTGAACACTACCCCGTTGGGACTAGTATAATTTTTAGCACCAATGATGTCATCAAGATTAATGAATAACTCATCACCTGGGTCTACCAATTTGATGCGTCCGTACAAGGCCGGATTTACACTGTCTTGATAAAAGAGGTCGTCAAGTACCGCAGTCAATAATGGTACTTGTTGGAAATAGCCTTCGGCATCTTTGTACCATTGAGTGCTGGCGTAATCTGTACCAAAGTTAATAACAAACTTACTAAAGTTTGGTATTGTCTGTATGCTGGTAAGCTGCATAAACGGATTACCAGACAAGTCGTTAATGTATTGAATTTGCCAAATACTATAGCGTTGAGCTTGGCTGTCAATGTTGGTAGTTTGATCAAACGTGGTTGTATCAAAACTACCAACTAGGCCATTGTCTGCATTATCACGTGGCAATGGATCAAACTGTGTGGTCACTTGCCAGCCGCCTGCTTCTGCATCAGCTGTTGTATTGGTAAAGATTACAGTACGGCCATTGAGATTGGTAATACCATCAATTCCATCTGGGTATTGAGCCAGGAACTCACTGACATAAACATTGTTTAGTTGATTAAACTTGAGACCTGTCAACAAATCTACAGTACCAATATTGGTCAGTGTGTAGTAAAAGTCTTGTGCGGTCTTGAGAGGAACATTAAAAGTAACTGTGCCTTGACTTTCGCCGTTGTTGACAACTCCTAATACATCTCTGCTGCTGATGTTGGGAGTAGCCGGCATTGTTCCGTTGACGCCAGGTGCTGCTTGGATCCAGAAATTAAATCCAGGTTGATTCACATTAAATTCGTAATTACCGCCGCGCACCAGGGTCAATGTAGGATTGGCACCAGCAAGATCGCTAAACGTATAAGCTGTTTCTCCGCGAGTGATATCCCACGCATCAGTTAGCGCAATAGGAGTTCCAAACACATCAACAGAATCGGGACCTTGTGGCAGCCAATAGTATTGACTGTAGTTTGTAAACTTGTCTAAGTCGCAGAACGGATCCCAAGTATAATATTGGCTTTGAAACAAGGCGTCCTGACGTGTAGTGTCGGCACCTTTGAGATTTAGTGCATCAATGATGCCAGGATAGGTAATAACATCTTCAACAGTATTGGTTTCTGGTTTGAGAAAAACAACGCCTGGCTCAAGCTGGTAATCACTTCTTGTTGCAGTAGGTTCTACTACATAGTTGTCGGCTGGATTTACACCAGGTCCAACTCGTCGCCCAACATACCCTTGTGTGCGTTTAATAACAGCTTCTTGAGTCAGTTGATCAAGAGTTGCTCCCAGGAATTGCTTGTTCGTTTGTGTGCGAAATATTTCTGGTAGTAGGTCTACGGTGCGACGTGTAGCCATTAGATACTACCTCCTGTAGAAGTGCCTTGGCTTATGGCAGTTGGGTATAGTCCCGACACAGCAGTTTGACTGCGAATGTTGCTTTGTGTTAAGGCATCAATTACTTCAATATCTGACACGGTAGCAGCACTGACAAAAATTTCATTGGCTGCGGAACGTATTTCGTACAGGTCGCCAAAACTCTTGAGAGGGTTAAGTGGTACTAGTACCACTGAACTGATAATTGACCCCAACTGCCTATGCAGATACGCTGACAATTCGCTGAAGAAGAAATTATCACCAAAATCCCACTTATCAATAGTGAAGTATTCATTAATGTTGGCAATCACTTGACTCTTAATTTCGCTCACACTTGCTGTTGTATTGGTAGCACGAACTACTTTAATTATGGCTCGTAGTTCAGGTGCTGCTTTAACACCAAACAGGGGTTTGAATACTACGGAGTTTAAAATCATGTTGTCAGATATCATTTTATAATCGTTAAGACCAGAATAAGCCACACTCAACTCGTTAATAGTTGGCGGTGCGGGTTCAGGTACAGAGTCAGTTGTATCTTTGATATAGTTTTGATAAGCAGTATAATATTCTTGATTAACAATATACACGTCAATGATGTTGGTAATGCCAGGATCAATCACATTGGTTAGTCCGCTGTTGTGTCGATATTGGAAATACAAGTCCTGGCGTCCAACTCTGACTGTAAAATCAGCTCTGGGTAATATAGTGCGTTGTATGATACCGTTAACATTTTCAATTACTAACTCGTAAAAGAGGCCGCTGGTGTAAGCGTAGAAAATTTGTCCGCTAATATATTGACTTTTTACTAATTCAATATCATCTTTGGTAGCATACGTTGAATTGACTATGCCGGCTGCAACTGGAAGATAATTTTCAGTGTTGTTGGCATCTGTTGTTAGTTGTAGGAATACCAATTTAGAATTGGGATTAACTGCAGGTGCTACAATTTCATCGAAGAAGTCTGGGTTATCAGCAACGCCGTCAGAATCACTGTCTCTGTAACTAACTACAACTTGAAAGTCGTTTACGTATCCGTCGCTTTGAACTGGCTGTGCAATGATTTCCATTGAAATATCGCCACTGAGTGGAAAGTTTGAATCTGGTTTAGAGTTAGTTTTAAGTACGCGAACAAAATCTTTTATTACTTTACCGGTCTTGCTGTCGTATATTTTTTCGCTTGTGTCAAAGAAAAATCTAGTCTCAATGATGCTGGCAAAGATATAATCTAATCCGCGTGTTGTCACAGTGTACGACTGCCCGTTGCTTACAAACTGTATCAGCCAGCTGGCATCAATACCAATACCTTGTGTATTTTGTGCATTAGCCAGGCTAAAGGCAGCGTCTTCGGCAAGATTAGAACTAATAATAACGTACCAAGTACTGGTCAAGTTATTGTAACCTAGGCCAAAATTTCTAAATAATTCAATCTGCTGCAACATACTTTGTTCAACACTGGCTGGAATATTATCTATAAATTTTGGAATCACTTGTTGTGCTATAGCACCAGTAGGCACAAATACATTAAGTGCGACAGGGCCAGATCCGTTGGGTAAATTGCCCAAGCCAGATGCAGTACCTTCAAGCACTACTGCACTTATAGTGGCCCATATTTCTAATTTTTCATCTGCACGTAGCGGGATTCCGGCAACCAAGCGATTATTGGCATCAAAGAAATAACCCGCAGGAGGAATAAATTTTACTAAGGCGCCTTGCGTAATATACTTGGCGTTGTTGCTGGCATAACTTCCAATATTTTGCGGCGTCAGATTGCTGGTGTTATAAAAATATCCAGTAGTTTCATTTACGACTGTTGTACTTTGATTCCAGGCCAGGTTCAAAACCAACAGATTAGGACGTAGGAAGTTAGCATAATAAAACTGCAATAAACTTCTTGAACTCAGCAATGGCTCAATTGAATTTGTAATAACATCCACAATGTCGTTGCGATTGATCCAATCAAATTCAAAGGTGTTTAAAGGATTTTCTTCATACAACATACCGTCGCTGGCAAAAATATTTGTGCTTGAATATTTTCCTGTAACGTCTACTAGGTCAATATAACGAGTAGTACCAGTGGAGCTACGTGCTACCGCTTTGCTTTTTATAATACTGTTATAACGTGTAAACGGAAAGTTATTGTAATCTTCTCCGTTGACCATACGATTCTGTGTGTAATAACGTGCAGGAGCTCGTTGTTTAATTTCTTCAATGCTTTCACGTTGTTGTGCATTGCTGACAGGGTTTGTAATACCGCAGTTAAATGTTAAGACTTCATTACGGCCGTATCTGCTGACATAGGTAACTTGCAGCACAACACTTTGCATTTCTTCAGGATTGATAATGTACTCTAATCCGTTGGAAGCACGGACATAGGTACGGAAAAATCCTACAGGAACTTCTGAGAATACACCGTCGCCAAATGTCAAAGTAATCTGATCATTTACACGACTAGTAATGCTGTATATTTTTCTTTGATTTGGAGCCAACTGTTCAATTGCAGCCGCGTAAATGCTTTCGGCATACGACCACTCACTGGCTACTGTTCCAACATCGTCTAGTTGATACAGCCAATAGTCTTCGTTGTTGACACCTTCAATATTAATTTCAACCGTACGATTAGTAATGGCTTCGGCTAAATTAAAGTCTTGATTTTGTAGCACTCCTTGCTTGAACAAAAAGAAGAATCCAGTATTGTTGGATCCAAATCCCAGTTGATCGTTGCGATATAAAATATTAAACTCGCCATTAGGCTGTGGTGCTGGCTCGTACACATAGTTTTTGCCTTGTGTTGACGAACTCACTGCTTCAAATGGCATGTTGATACCGTCGACATTAGAAGTATAAGGTATAACTGGTAAGAATCCGGTGGCAAAATTTATAGTATATTCAGAAGTTTCAACACCCAAAATTGTTTGTTTACTAGCAGGGCGACCGACTTTTTGACTGTCGACAAGTGCGGCATTAATTATGTAAACAAATTGCTCTTGCCAATTGATATTTGTAGGGTCGTTCCAATTGACAGTGATATTTGATAAGTTAATGCCGTTGACATCTGTGATACTTTCTGTGGTCTGCACAGAAAACACTTTTAATAAACCTTGCGCTGCTTGATTACGTTTAGGAGTATAGCTAACTAAATCAGCTAATCTAACTACCGAGTCTCGTCGTTCTGCTGTGTCTAGGAAGTTTTCGCGAGCGTTTAGATCATTACGGAAGGCCAAGGCCTGTCCCATAAAGGCCATGACATCTAGAATAGCAATAAATTCTGATGATTCAATGTAGTCGTTGAACGTTTCTGGATAATATAAACGTAGATAGTCTACAAAACTCTTACGCAGAGTTTCAAAATCGTAGCTTTGGAAGTCAGCTTCTCTGTAAGTCTGGTACAGACGCTTCCAATCTTCTACTCCAAATATTGCTGTTTGTCGCGCAGTCTTAGCCATGTTATCTCGTTAGTAAAGTATTTATTACAGTTAAAAACGACGTAGTTTTAGATGAAAGAAGCCCGGCGAGATTCCTGATCAAGAAATAAAGATAACAGTTGTGCTTCAGAACTGTTGACTGTGCTAATAAACAGCTCTATCAGAATACCATTTTCTTGAGGATATATCTGTGCATCTTGCAACGAAACTCTTGGATCGCCTCCGGCAACACGTTGTACTTCGGCCAGCATAGCTTCTGTGGTGTCAGTTGCTTGATTTTCAAATACAAAACTCCATAATATGGTTCCATACTCGGGGCGACCTGGCAACTCTCCCTTTTGAATGTTAAAGGCATTGGCCAAATCTCGCTTGATCAACTCAAAGTCAACCAGAGTAAATTTTTTATACTGATTAATAGTATTAAATCCAACAAATGTAGTCATACAAATACTTATCCTTATTGCTTTGTAGTGCTATCTGGTTAGTCGGCCTAATACATCTTTATTGGCAGCCAGTTTTGCTTCTTGTGCAACTTCTGCATCAAGTTGTGCCTGCGATTGAAATTGAGAATCAGCATAATTTATATTTGTAGTTCCTCTAGTTTGTGCCAATGCTGCATCTGCATTTGATCCTGCAGCAGATACCGGTAGGCCCGAACCAGTGCCCAGGAATGTTGATTGTCCTGCAGATTGTGCAGTTTGTGTGCCAAAAGTTTGTTGGAATTCTTGTAAACTATTTGTTCTGCCTGTTGTACCTGTGGCGGTAGTAGTATTACTGGTAGTTCCTGTTCCTGTACCAAATTTTGCCAACTCTGCTGCACCCCAGTCGTTACCAGCAGCAGCGCCAATACGGGCTGCTTCTCTTTCAGTTTTGCCTTCGGCAATAGCCTTGTTGAACGCTTCAGTTCTTACTTCTTGTTGTCCTTTTCTAATGTCAACCGAAGTCACAGTGTAATCCGGTACTGGCACTTTCTTGTCGCCGATGACTCCAGCAATGGCATTTGTCACAGGCAGACGATTCACAGTACCTACTATACCGGCAATAGCTATAGGTCCACGAGCACTGGATCCACCAAAAACAGCACCAATGATGCTGTTGGCAACTTTGATTGCCACTTGAGCATTTTTAGACAGCTTGTTGATTTGATTTAGTACTACTGCATTAGCTTGTCCAAGGGCCCAGGATTTCACTGCATCTGGACCAAATTTAGCTGCTGACTGTAACAATGAACCTAATTGCGGAACAGTTTCTAATCCGTTGAGTACACCAGTTTTGCGTAGTGCAACCAGCCCGTCTTTCATTAGACCTTGTTGTAAGCGTGTCTGTAATTGTGGATTGGTCAATATACCGCCTATATTGCTGACACCATCCTTGCCAGTCCAGATAGTAGGACTTGTTAATAACGCATTGAGTGTGTTGGAATTGCCTAGATATTTGCGAATTGTGCCAGGTTTGATCAAGCCCAATTGTTCTAGTTGCAATGGAGAGAGACCGTATTGACCTATGCCTTTGAGTGTACTAACAACATTAGC